AGCCGAGTGACTGTTACGCGAGCAGCAAATACGGCTACGCGCATAAACTCTAGCGGAGCCGTTGAAGTCGTAAACGCTAATCTTCCGCGATTTGATTTTGATCCATCAACACTCGTGTGCAAGGGGTTGCTAATTGAAGAAGCCCGCACAAACAGCCTTACCAACAACACAATGGTAGGTACTGTAGCTGGCTCCCCCGGAACCGCGCCTACTGGTTGGTTTCCCACTTCTACCGGCGGCGTATTTACGCGCACTATTGTTGGCGTCGGCGTTGAAAACGGAATTGCGTACATTGATATTCGCTATCAAGCATCGGGTTCAGGAAACGCCAGCGTGCAACCTATAGGCGGTACTACAGTTGCCGCGTCTAATGGGCAGACTTGGACGTATTCTTCGTATGTAAAATTGGTAGGTGGAACCCTAACCAATGTCACCGTCAATGATACCTTAGGTGAAAATAGCGCCGCGGGCGCATTTTTGGCGGCTGGCGATAGCGCCAACTATGTACCTACGACGGCGTCTCTTATTTCACAGCGTCGAGCATACACACGCACAAATACAAACGCATCTACTGCATATGTATACTCTCGCACCAGAATTGCTTTTTCTGGGGCTGGCGACGTTACGTTGCGGTTTGGGCTTCCTCAGCTTGAACTCGGCGCTTTTGCTACGTCAGTTGTACAAACATCAACAGCCGCCGTAACACGCAATGCCGACGTTGTGACGATGACAGGCACAAACTTTAGCAGTTGGTTTAACGCTAGTGAAGGCGCGTTTAACCTTTGGGCAAATGTTTATGAAGACGCGTCTCGCACAATGCTAGAGTTAAGCAAAACGGGGTCAGGTTATGCCGAGCTTTTTGTTATGGCGCGTGAAGCCAGTTTAGATCGTTGGCAAACAGAAGCAGTGGCAGGCGGCGCAACTCAGTCTGTCTTAAATCCGTCTCCAAATACGTTTACCATTAACGCCAATCATAAATGCTCATTTGCGTACAAAAGTGCTAGTTATGCAGCAGCCGCCGACGGCACTACAGTGGCAACTTCAACTGGGTCCGTTCCAACCGGATTAGATCGCCTTTCCATAGGGCATGATCTTGTAGGTGGCGGAAACTTTATGAACGGCTATGTACAAAAGTTGCTTTATTGGCCGCAGCGTTTGATTAACGCTGAAGTGCAAGCATTTTCAAAGTAGGAATTAAACCATGAGCCTTACCAAAGCAACATATTCAATGATCGACGGATCACCACTGAACGTGCTTGACTATGGAGCAACTGGCGATGGTACGACCAACGACAGCACCGCTATTGTAGCTGCAATGACGGCTGCTTCGGCGGCCAAAAAAAGCGTATTTTTCCCCGCAGGAACATATCGCCTTCTTACTGCGATTGAACTTCTGTCCGACATATCGTTTGTTGGCGAACCGGGGAGCCAAATCTTTTTTGATCCGGCTATGACTGTTGGAACCGTAATTGGCGGGACGGCGCGGGCAATGTACGCCCAGAATAAAAGCAATATCACGTTTGAAAATTTGCGTTTTTACAGTTCGGCCACAAGCGTGACGAAGCCGATCACCATCTGCTTTGAAAATCAAACAACTCTTAACATTTACAACTGTCAATTTGATACGTTTGGCGACGCGACATATTACGCACAAGGAATTATCCTATACGGAAGTTCAAAAGTTCGCATTGAAAATAGCCGCTTTTTAGATTGTTCCGGTGATGGCGCCGCCTTTTCAAATAGCTGCAACAACCTTGTCGTAACTAACAGCGAGTTTAGCGACAATAGCGATTGGGGTCTTGCGCTTTCCATCGGGTGTTATGACGCTATCATCGAAGGCTGTCTGTTTAAGAACAACGTATCAACCGCAACTGGCGCTGATCGCTGCCGTAAGATTGCCTTTATAGGTAACACAATGGACACCAACGAACATGGCGTCCGCGTTGCTGAGTTTGCTAATACGGCTGAATATAACCAGCAGATTACCGTTGTTGGTAATAACATCACTAACGTCGGTGTTGCAGGCATATCTATTGAAAATCTATACAGCCCGTTTGGGCTAGTTAGTGTAAGCGGCAACACGATCACCGGGTCGTCTAACCAAGGTATCCGCGTCATCAACGCCGCGAACGTGTCGGTTATTGGAAATACTATTCATTCTTGCGCTGCCGACGCCATTCTTTTTGACGCGCTGGACGCTGGGTTTACGACAGGACTTTCTACTGTAATTGGAAACGCCATTGATACTTGCACATATGGTGTACATCAGATCGAAACTGCGGGAACAACTGCACCCATAACCGTTGTAGGCAACCGCATTTCAAACGCCAGCACAGCAGAGACCGCCGGCATATCATCAGCCGCTTTTGAACTGATTGATGGTAGCAAAAGCACTAGCTACATTAATTTTTCTAGGGCAATTAGTTTTCCGTCAGCTATTATATCGTCTAGCGCAACGGCGGGGGCAAATGCTGTTCCTGCAAACGCATACACGTTTTTGCCCGTCTACATTGACGGGGTTCAAAAAAAGATAGCTGTTTATAACGTATAAGGAGACGTAAAAATGAAAGTTGGCCAGATCGTTACGCTTATCGACGAGATCGACTGCATTGTTCCAGCCGGAACGTACGTTGTTTCTAAAGTCAATTCGGATGGCTCTTTTCATGTTGGCGGCAACACCGCCGTATGGCCACATAGAATTGAAAAATAACTAAGATTGCCAGCCTGCAACAAATGTTGTAGGTTGGCCGTTAACCGTACTGATGCGGAACATCAGGTGACTTGAAAGGGTCAAACCACATGGACGAAAACGTCCCTATTGCAGCGGAAGTGCCCGCGCCAGAACTGGAAGCCACGGCAGCAATCCAGCCTGAAGAAAACACGACGCCGGAAGAGCAGCCTGTCGAACAGGAAGCACCGAAGTCCTTCACACAAGAAGAACTTGATGCGATTGTTGGCAAGCGTCTCGCAAGAGAACAGCGCAAATGGGAGCGCGAGCAGGCCCAACGGCTCGAAGAGGCGAAGTCTCGTCAACAGGCACAGCCCGTTGCAGACATCACTCCAGAGCAGTTTGATACTTACGAAGATTACGCCGAAGCCTTGGCAGAGCGTAAAGCGGAAGAGTTGCTATATCAGCGGGAAACCAAGATGCAGCAACAGGCATTGCTCGAGCAGTATCATGACCGTGAAGAGACAGCGCGGGATAAATACGATGACTTCGATCAAGTCGCGTACAACCCCAACCTTCCCGTCACGGAATACATGGCCCAAAGCATCCAAGCCTCGGATATTGGCCCAGATGTCTTGTACTATCTAGGCTCAAACCCGAAGGAAGCAGATCGCATTGCCCGGATGTCGCCGATCTTGCAAGCTAAGGAAATCGGGAAGATCGAAGCCTCTATGGCTGCAAATCCGCCGGTTAGAAAAACTTCAACCGCCCCGGCACCGATTGCTCCTGTCACGCCACGTGCCAATGGCACACCCGCGTACGACACCACCGATCCTCGCTCGACTAAGTCGATGAGCACGTCGGAATGGATCGAAGCGGAACGGCTACGGCAGGTCAAGAAGTACGAGGCACAACGTAACCGCTAATTTAGGGCTTTAACCATGTCTAACTCAATTCTTACTATTGACATGATCACGCGGAAGGCTCTCGAAATCCTCGAGAACAACCTCGTGCTCACACGTAACGTCAACCGCCAGTATGACGACAGCTTTGCCGTCGAAGGCGCCAAGATCGGCTCCACGCTGCGCATTCGTCTGCCTGACCGTGCTCTCGTCACCGACGGTGCCGCGCTTCAGGTGCAGGATGACAACGAACAGTTCACAACGCTGACCGTTGCCAACCAGAAGCACATCGGCGTGAACTTCACGACCGCTGAACTGACGATGCAGTTGGATGACTTCGCCGAGCGCGTTCTCAAGCCGCGTATTTCGCAGCTTGCGTCCAGCATCGACGCTGACGTTGCAAACGCATACGCCACCATCGGCAACTCGGTCGGCACGCCGGGCATCACGCCCGCCACGTCGCTCGTTCTGTTGCAGGCGCAGCAGAAGCTGAACGAAAACGCCGCTGTGATGTCGCCGCGCTACGCGACGGTCAATCCGGCTGCAAACGCTGGCCTCGTCGAAGGTATGAAGGGTCTCTTCAACCCCACCGACACGATCAGCAAGCAGTTCAAGAACGGCATGATGGGCATGGGCGTGCTTGGCTTCGACGAAGTCAACATGTCGCAGTCGATCAAGCAGTTCACCTGCGGCACGCGCGATGCAACCGGCGGTTCGACCTCGGCTGCTGTCACGTCTGAAGGTGCAACGACCATCGCCATCACCGGCGCTGGCGCGAACGACACCGTCAAGGCTGGCGACGTGTTCACGGTTGCTGACTGCTATGCTGTCAACCCGCAGACCCGCGAAAGCACAGGTTCGCTGTTCCAGTTCGTGGCTCTCGCCACGGTTACGCTGAACGGCTCTGGCGCTGGTAACGTCACGGTTGCTCCGATGTATTCGGCCAACCACGCGCTTGCCACTGTCAACGCTCTGCCGGGCAACGGCAAGGCTGTTGTGTTCGTCGGTGCTTCGGGCGGCCAGTACGCTCAGAACCTCGTCTACCACAAGGACGCCATCACCTTCGCCACCGCCGACCTTCTGCTTCCGCAGGGCGTCGATATGGCGTCGCGTCAGGTGCATAACGGCATCAGCTTGCGCGTTGTTCGTCAGTACGACATCAACAACGACCGCCTGCCTTGCCGTATTGACGTTCTGTACGGCTACAGCACGATCCGTCCGCAGATGGCTTGCCGTATCTGGGGTTAATCTAATAACGGCCCCGGCTTTGGTCGGGGCCAACTTTTACAAGGATTACTATCATGGCTCTTCCTAATGGTGCTGGTGGCTACCAGCTTGGTGATGGCAACCTGAACGAAGCTACGCTTGGTGTTCAGGCCATTCCGACCGCTTACACAGCGGCTGCAACTCTGACCGTGCTCGATCTTGAGCAGGGCATCATCGTCTACACGTCCGGCAGCACCGCCGATCTGGCTCTGCCAGCCGTCACAGGTACTTCTGGCGTTGACGCTGAAATCAGCAGCGCAAAAGTCAACTCCAGCTTCGACATCTCGTTGGTCGCAACCAGCACGGGCGTCCCGACGCTCACGGCCGGCACAGGCTGGACGCTGGTCGGTTCCGGTGCTGGCGTTGCAAGCAAGTCCGTGTTGTTCCGCGCCGTGAAAACCGGCGACGGCACGTACTCGCTGTACCGCATCGCTGGCTAATGGGTCTGCCCCGGCTTAATGCCGGGGCAACCTTTTCAGGAGGTTATTATGCCTAACACTAAAGCAGTAGGCGTTGCTTACGCTGATCCTGAGTTTGAAAGCGTCACTGTTAGCGGCGCTATCGTCGCCAATGGCGGTGTGGTTGCTTCTGTAATCGAAACAACAGGTGACGAAGTAGCCGCCAATCTTAACGCAGGCGTTTACATTCTCAGCACGGCGATCACTGCCAACTCCACTCTCACTTCGGCCCCTGTTGGTTCGCTTGGCATTACGACCAATGCAACTGGCCGCGGCAAGCTGTTCTACGCAGACGGCACGAAGTGGCAGTTCATGGCGATCAGCTAATACGGTGGACGGCCTTCGGGCCGTCCATTTTAAGGATTTTTTATGGCTGTCATTTACATGGTTCATCCGACGCACGGAGCCAAAGTCGCTATCTCTGAAGATGAAGCGAATTATGATGAAACATACGGCTGGATGCGCTATGATCCTGACGAACCAGCTTTCGAGGAAGAAGAAGAAGCGGAAGCTGTCAACGCATTGGCACCGCAACCCAGCGGACGCCGACGCGCAACGCAGGAAGGTTAACCGATGGCGACAGCCGGTGACATTATTAACGGCACGCTACGTTTGCTAGGCGTTTTAGCGGAGGGTGAGGTTCCTTCGGCTGAAACGTCTCAGGACGCATTGGCGGCGATGCAACAAATGATCGACAGCTGGAATACGGAACGGCTGTCGGTCTTCTCCACACAAGATCAGGTGTTCACATGGCCCGCTGGCCTGCTGAACCGCACACTCGGACCGTCTGGCGACTTCGTCGGCAACCGCCCCGTGCTGCTTGACGATGCTACATATTTCAAAGACCCCGGCACCGGCGTCAGCTACGGCATCAAATTCATCAACCAGCAGCAGTATGATGGCATCGCGGTCAAGACCGTCACGTCCACATACCCGCAGGTTATCTTCGTCAACAACACGTTCCCAGACGTGGACATGTACGTCTACCCGCGCCCGACGCGCGACTTGGAATGGCACTTCATCTCGGTCGAAGAGTTGACGCAACCCGCAACGCTGGCAACTCAACTGCACTTCCCGCCCGGCTATCTGCGGGCGTTTCGCTATAATCTTGCGTGCGAGATGGCACCGGAGTTTGGCGTTGAGCCAAGCCCGCAGGTGTCGCGCATTGCGATGACATCTAAGCGTGACCTCAAGCGCATCAACAACCCTGACGACATCATGTCGATGCCGTACAGCCTTGTGGCGACGCGTCAGCGGTTCAACGTCTACGCGGGTAACTACTAATGAAGACGCCGATCCTAGGGTCGGCGTATGTCGCGCGCAGCGTCAACGCCGCAGACAACCGCATGGTCAATCTGTTCCCCGAGATCGTTCCCGAGGGCGGCAAGGAACCAGCGTTCCTCCAACGCGCGCCGGGTCTGACCGCGCTGGCCACCATCGGCATCGGGCCGATCCGCGGGCTGTGGCAGTTCGGCGATTATGGCTATGCTGTCTCAGGAAATACGCTGTACCAGATCGACAGCAACTGGACCGCCGTCGCTAAAGGGACTGTGGCGGGCAGCGGCTCGGTCAGCATGGCTGACAACGGTACGCAGCTATTCATCGCGGCCAACCCGCAGGGTTACATCTATAACTCAAGCACCGACGTGTTCCAGCAGATCACCGACCCAGACTTCCCCGGCGCGGTGACGGTTGGCTACATCGACGGCTATTTCGTGTTCAACGAACCTAACAGCCAAAAGATTTGGGTGACGCAGTTGCTCGACGGCACCAGCGTCGATCCGCTGGACTTTGCCAGCGCTGAAGGCAACCCAGATAATGTGGTCGCTATCTTCGTCGATCACCGCGAAGTATGGGTTTACGGCACCAACTCGACCGAAGTCTGGTACGACGCTGGGTTGCTCGACTTCCCGCTGACCCGCATTCAGGGCGCGTTCAACGAACTTGGCTGCGCAGCCCCTTACAGCATCGCCAAGATGGACAACCAGATTTACTGGCTCGGCAAGGATGCCCGCGGTCAGGGTATGGTCTATCGGGCCGCAGGCTACATGGGCCAGCGCATCTCAACGCACGCCATCGAATGGCAGTTGCAGGAATACGCTAATCTTGAGGATGCGGTCGGTTACACGTACCAGCAAGACGGCCATAGTTTCTACGTTCTGAACTTCCCGACCGCCAACACCACATGGGTGTTCGATGTGGCGACCGGCGCATGGCATGAGCGGGCGTCGTTCCAGAATGGCGCGTTCAACCGTCACCGTGGCAACTGCCAGATGTTCTACAATGCCACAAATGTGGTAGGCGACTATCAGAACGGCAAAATCTACGCGTTTGACCTGAACGTGTACGCCGACGATGGCGCACCGCAGAAGTGGCTACGGTCATGGCGCGCGCTGCCAACCGGCGCTAACAATCTTGCCCGTACAATCCAGCACTCCATGCAGCTAGACTGCGAAACAGGCGTCGGGTTAGTGCTGGGCCAAGGAAACGACCCGCAAGTTATGCTGCGCTGGTCGGACGATGGCGGCCACACATGGTCGAACGAACATTGGAAGTCGATGGGCAAGATTGGCCGGTCGGGCTATCGCACGATTTGGCGTCGCCTTGGCGCGACGATGAAAATCCGTGACCGCGTGTACGAACTGTCCGGCACTGACCCTGTGCGCATCTACATCATGGGGGCGGAATTGCTCCTGAGCGGGACGCGTGCCTAATGGCGTATTCGCCGATCAACCCTACACAGCTTACACCGCCCCGCGTCGCGTTTATTGACGAACGATCCGGCGCGATTAGCCGTGAATGGTATCGGTTCTTTCTGTCGCTGCTGACAGCGACGCAGGACAATCAAGACGAAACGTCGCTTGCGCCTGACACCAATGCGTTGTTAGCGTCGTATGACGCCATGTTGGGTGAGTTGACGCAGACGGTAGAAAGCGCCCCTGATTGCTGCACGGCTACAGCGGGCGTGGATGCTAAGGTCAACGCTCTGGCGCAGACTACAGGCGTCTTACCGCCGACGGCTACAGAAGATGACATTGCAGTCATTCAGTCGCAGTTGCAGGCGCTGGCCGTAGCGCCACCACCCAAGGAATACCGCACGCCTCGCTACGGGTCGTTCTACGATACGACGACGCAGACGGCAGCGGCGATCAATACCGCTTATGCGGTTACGCTCAACACTACCGACTTATCCCAAGGCGTTTATATTGGATCGCCAACGTCGCGGATATACGTTGACCGCCCAAATGTTTACAACGTCCAATTCTCCGCACAGCTTGATAAAACGTCTGGTGGGGTGGGGCTAGTCTGGATTTGGCTACGCAAAAACGGTGTGAATGTGCCCGACAGCGCGGGGCAAGTGCGTATTCAGGGCAATGACGCAGAACTTGTGTCAGCATGGAATTATCTGGTTCAACTTAACGCTGGTGACTACATTGAAATTATGTGGGAAGTTGACGACACTTCCGTTCAAATATTGTATGACACCGCAACAGCCGTGCATCCGGCAGTGCCGTCTATCATCCTGACGGTGAGTGATAACATCAGCGCCATGGAGGTTTAAGATGGCCGTTACTATTAGCAATATCATCCCAGCGAAGACCGCTGAGAACGCACAGACGACGCAATACACGTCCAACGGCGTGCAGACGATCATCGACAAGTTCACGGCGACGAACTACAACACCGCCGCCGCGACGATCAGCGTTAATCTTGTCTCGCCTGCGGGCAGCACGGGCAACGACAACTTGATCGTCAAGACCAAAACGCTTCAGCCAACCGAGACGTATACGTTTCCTGAACTGGTTGGCCATGTGCTACCCAGCGGTGGTTTCATCTCGACAATCGCTGGCACGGCGTCCGCCATCAACATTCGTGCGTCAGGCCGTCTGGTTAGCTAATGCTTGAGCGGTGCTTTGATGTGGACCGGATTAACAAGGTGGGAAACCACCCCGACGTTCGGCCCTATATCGGGCACGCAGAGTTAGGTGAGTTAGACTTTACTGACGCCGTAGCGAACGGCGACAATTTGTTTTTGATGGGCGAACACGGCGGCTACGTATTGGTATGGTCAGCGCCGGGCGTCTATGAAGTGCATGTGTTTGTATTGCCAGAAGGCCGCGGTAAATGGGCTGCGCAAGCCCGACAGTTTACTATAGATTATGC